GACGAATTTAAGTTCCATTATGGACTTTTATTCGACCCTCTCGGTATTAGTGTACCCATTGGATCTCCCCCAATTACTGGGGAACCTAATTGGATTGGTGACAAACCTTGTCTCCATTACAATTGGCATGGATCCTTATTGGGACTACCTTATGGTAGTATGAGCGTATCCCATGAGAAGATGGGCGACGGGATTTATCCTGTCTATTCCATCGTTCATTCTGGGAACACCTATAGCTTTACTGCTATGGGTGAACAAGGTCATACGGGCAGCCAATTCAGATCGGGGTCTCGGGTATATCGTGGGGTAACCTACGATATGGTCCGTTACATCGATTGGTATTGGCAAAATGATTGCTTCGTATGCCACTGGTCTGCATCGGATTACCCTAGAGGTACTTCCCCTCTGTATTTTAATCAATCTGTTATTACACAGATTCGATTTACACAGAATGGGAGCCTTCAGGTGCGGTCAAGGGTCACGAACAAGTACCATCAACCTACTAGGTATACGTTTGATGACGTATATCCTACTGGGTCAAAATGGACAACTGTTCCGTGGATCCCAATCTCCGGCAGCGTCGCGGATCCGACCGAAATTATTGAGAGTACTAAACGTACACTCACTTCGTTCGGACGTCGCGTAGATCTCTCCCTCCCACCCGTTCCGGGTGAGATGTGGGGTGATCTCGCTGATTCTTCGATACAGAACGCTAGAGCGCTAGATATTAATACTCTAGCCTACGCCGCCGACTTCCTCAAGCTTAAAAATTCCGTTAAGACAATTTTGTCTTTATTACGCGGAAAATTTAAGCCTAAAGATTTGGCTTCCGCTTGGCTCGAATTCAAGTACGGTCTAAGGTTAACCTTTGCCGACTCGAAGGAGCTAGGTAAAGCCATCGGTGCCGCCATAACGAAGCATAAGAATAAGAAATTTTATTCTGTTTGCCGCGCTATGGATTCTAGCGAATTCATCATTTCCAAGTCCCCATTGAAGGGATCTATGGTATCTGATAAGTATAACTACAAAGTATACTATCAACCCATAGATGACGCATTTTTGTCACTTATAAGGAAAATGATGAATTGGGACGTCGGTCCTACCTTACAAAACATATGGGATATCATTCCCTTTAGTTTTGTAATAGACTGGTTTGTAGACTTTGAACGAACATTGAATCGTATCGATGCAAACACGTATGTGAATACATTACGTGTGCTCGGTACGATCAAGACTCGTAAGTCTACTATCAGTTCTATTCCAGCTACATGTCTAATGTCGCAGGATGATAGGACTATATGGTCCGGGGACCTTACCTTGGATATTTACAAACGTAATCTCCAGGAAGGCCTCGACCTCCCCTTATTCCGTTCCGGTTCACCGGAGGCGTTCCGCAATCATGCGGAACTCCTCGCTATCATCGTACAACGACGGTGATAGATATCTTTAAGCGTGTGTTTAAAGCACGCAGAAAGGAGACCAATTATGGCCAAATCTATCGTGTACAATCGTACCGATACAGCGATTCCCGGTGTACCGTCATTGACTATTCCTATTGGTTTAGTCAATTACGGAGCAGACTTCGCGGTTAAGGAGAATTCGCCTGGACAGGCGATCCTCACTAACCTAACAAGTCCGACCGGTCGTGAGGAGAAATTTAGATTTGCGATGTCTGACATCAAAGATGTCTATCGCAATTCTAATATTGACCCCTCTGTCTATGCCCCTTCTAGAAGGGGTATTTCCGTCCTGAGTCAATTAGTTGACACTTGGACGATTGTAGACAGTAACGACCCTTCATACGAGGTTAGCCTTCCTATGGAAGGACACATCGTACTGAAGATACCAGCCAATGAAAATATAACGGCTGATATGGTCTTAGCCTTTGTTGGTCGCGTGTGTAGCGGTCTGTTTAATACAGGCGTTAACACTAGCGATCGACTAAGAGCTATGCTAAGAGGCAGTCTTCTCCCTACAGATGTGTAAAGGAGGAGTACTATGTCTCACCGGATCAACCAGATTGTTACAATCTGGACAGACGTCGAACAACTTGTTCGGCGCACGACCATCCATCGCCAATCTATCCCACTTGAAGAACCAAATCTGCGCACTGCGCAAGATGCAGTTCTTCTATGGGAGATGGCTTTGGTTGACCTCACGACTCCTTTCGGTTCACCACCAGCATGGAACCTTCTCCAACACGTGCAATATGTGTTGAAGACGGACTTATTCCAGCTGGTTTCGATGCTTAAAGA